CTCGATGACCCGACGCAAGACCACCCCGCGCGCTGCCGAAGCGCGCCTCGACGCGCTGCCCCTCGGCGCAGAGTTCCCGCCGAAGGCCATTCGCATCTTCGCGATGGGCGAGAACAGCACCACGAAGGGCGTGTTCCTCTTCGACGACGAGGCCGCCCGCACCGTGATGGCTGCCTTCGCGGAGCACGGCGTCGACCTCGCGATGGACTTCGACCACGGCGCACTCGCGCCCGCCGACGGCCGCAAGCGCGACGTGCCCGGGTATTACCGCCCCGAGGTGCGCGCCGATGGCCTCTACGCGATCCCGCAGTGGACCGACGTGGGCCTCGACGCGATCCGCCCGGGCGCGTCGGGCGCGCTCCCCGAGTACCGCTACACCTCGCCCAGCTTCAGCTTCGACCCCGAGTCGAGGCGCGTGCTCAAGCTCGGCCCGCTCGCGCTCACCAGCTACCCGGCGACGCACCACGCGAAGCCCCTGACGCTCACGGCCCGCGACCGCCGCGGCTCGCTCGCCACCCTCGGCGCGATGTCCTTCGAGGACATCACCGAGGCGCTCATGCGCGCGGGCTCCGCGCTGCTCGGCTACGGCTGCGAGGTCGAAGAGGTCTACGCCGACCGCGTGGTCTTCGAGGTGCGCGGCTCCGACGGCCGCGAGCGGTGCATGAGCGCGCCGTACACGATCGTCGACGGCGTGGCCGTACTCGGCGATCTCGTCGAGGTCGAAGAGACCTACGTGCCCGTTGCTGGCGGCCTTCGGGTCGCCGCACCTACGCCCGCGCCGATGGACGGCGCGTCGCAGCCCGCGCCCACCGCGCAGGAGACTCCCATGACCGCATCCGCAGTCCTGGTCGCGCTGGGCGCGACCGACGAGGGCGCCGCCCTCGCGACCCTCACCACGCTCCGCAGCGAGCGCGACGGCCTGGTCGCCGCGCTCAACGCGAAGAGCTACGCCGAGGCCGTCGGCGTGCTCGAGGCCCACCGCCGCGACGCGGGCGAGCTCGCGCAGCTCCGCGCGACCGTCGAGGCCGACCGCAAGGCCGCCGCCGCGAAGGAGCGCACCGCGCTGCTCGACGCGATCGTCGCCGAGGGCAAGCTCACGCCGGCCGAGCGCGCGCAGGACGGGCAACCGTCGTGCTGGCTCACGGCGCTCGACGCCGCGGCCCTCAGCTCGTACCGCGCCGCCCGCGCCCCCGTCGTGCAGACGACCGAGACCGCCGCGAAGCCCGCGGTGGCCGCCGAGGAGCTGTCGAGCGACCTCGCCTTCGTGCGTCAGTTCCTCCCCACCGCCACCCCCGAAGCCGCCGCCGCGGCGATGAAGTGAGACCTCGATGACCGCCCTCTCTGCCTCCCGTGTGCTCCGCCGGAGCGGCTCGCAGGCCGTATCCATGAAGCTCAAGAGCGCCCCCGTCGCCGCCTCCACGGTGATCTACGGCGGCTCCATCGTCGCCGTCAACCAGGCGGGCTACGCCGTGCCCGCGAGCGCCGACCCGACGCTCTTCGTGGTCGGCGTCGCCGTCGCCACCGCCGACAACAGCGCGGGCGCCGCCGCCGCGATCCTCGTCGACATCGAGCGCGGCGTGTTCTCGATGAACAACAGCTCGTCGACCTCGGCGCTCACCGACGCCGACATCGGGCGCGTGTGCTACGCCGCCGACGACAACACCGTCGCGCGCATCACCGCGATCGGCACCCTGCCGCCCGTGGGCAAGTGCATGGGCCTCGACGGCTCGGACGTGCTGGTCGAGGTGGGCCTCCTCTCGCAGAGCGAGAACGCCCACGACGTGCTGATTGTCGCGGGCGCCGACCTCTCGACGACGGGGCAGTTCCGCTTCGTGTCGCTCAACTCGTCGGGCGCCGTCGTGCTCGCGGCCACCGCGGGCATGACCGCTCTCGGCGTGCTGCTCAACGCCCCCGCCTCGGGCGCGGTCGCCATCGTGCGCCGCCGCGGCCTCGTGCGGATGCTCGCCGAAGAGGCCATCACCGAGGGCGTCAACATCGCCGTCGCCGTGACCACGGGCCGCGCCAAGATCGCCGTCACCACGAAGTGCGACGCCTCGGGCGCCTCGGCCACCGCCGCGCTCACGGGCTCGTTCGTCATGGGCACCGCGCTCGAAGAGTCGAGCGGCGCCGCCGACATGTTCCTCGTCGACGTTCACCCGATCGGGGCTGTCCCCGGCACGCTGGCCTGATCGGCCGCACCCACACACAGGAGACCGACCATGCCTTCCGCACAGCTTTCCACCGACCTCCGCAGGCTCAACATGAGCGTGCGCATGGGCTTCATGGACGCGTACAACGCGAAGTCCTACACGCCCCGCTACCCCATCTTCGCGACGACGCAGCAGAGCTCGTCGGCCGAGAACATCTACCCGCAGATCATCGACCCCGCCGCGATCCGCGAGTGGGTCGGCGAGCGCGTAGTGAACGGCCTCGTCATCAACGGCGCGCGCGTCGCCAACCAGACCTTCGAGCTCACCTACGCCGTGCGCCGCACGGACGTCGAGGACGACCTCACGGGCACCATCGCGCAGGCGATCTCGCGCGTTCGTTCGGGCGCGTCGAAGTTCGTGCGCCACCCCGACAAGCTCGTGATGACCGTGCTCACGGGCAACAGCGCGTGCCTCGACGGCCTCGCGCTCTTCCACGCGTCGCACAAGGAGAACCCCGCCGACGCGGGCTCCGCGACGTACGCGAACACCGCGAGCGGCACCCTGACGCCGACCAACGCGGCAGCCGCGCGCAGCGCCATGATGGAGCTCAAGTCCGCCGACGGTGACGTTGCGAACGAGAACCCCAACGTGCTCATCGTGCCGCCCGCGCTCGAGACCGTCGCCCGCAAGATCGCGAACGCCGACATGGTGATCGAGAGCAACACGGGCACCGACAACCTCCAGGTGAACGTCTACAAGGGCGCGTACACCGTCGTCGTCGCGCCGCAGCTCTCGACCGCGCACGGCGGCAACGACGCCTACTGGTACATGGCCGACGCGAACGACCCCGAGGACCGCGGCGTGATCTACCAGGACCGCGATCAGATCGAGGTCGTGAGCTTCTTCAACCCCGCCGACGAGTCGGTCTTCACGCTCGACGAGTACAAGTGGGGGATGCGCAAGCGCCACACCGCCGCGGGCGGCAACCCCAAGAAGATCTTCCGCCGCACCGGCTGATCCGCGCCGCTCTCTCGCCTCGCACCCCGCCCACCGGGGCGGACCATCACACCACGGCGCCTCCTCGCGCCACCGCCCCGGACCGCACCTCATGGCCTACGCAACGACCACCGACCTCGCGCGCTTCGGGCTCCCGTCCGCGGCGCTCTCGGGCATCGCGACGGCCGCGCAGGAAGCCGCGCTCGACGCCGCGAGCGTCTTCGCGGACAGCTACCTGCGCTCGCGCTACGGCACGCTCCCGCTCACCAGCTACGGCGTCGATCTGACGCAGTGCGTGTGTGCCATCGCCGCCGAGACGCTGCTCACCACACGCGGCTTCGACGCGACGCGCGCCAACGGCGACGCGATCACGCTGCGCGCCGACAACGCGCGCGCCTGGTTGAAGGACATCTCTGCGGGACGCGCCTCCGTGAGCGGCGGCAACACCACCGCGACCGCGACGCCGATCGCACGCGCGAGCACAGCGCCCTCGACGGCCTCGTCGAGCGAGCGGGGCTGGTAGTGGCTGGCGTCGTCGGCGACTTCGCCGCGCTCGCGCTGCTCGAGAAGCGCCTCGCGACGCTCGGAAAGCGCGGCACCCGCGACGCCGTGAAGGCGATGGCGGCCGAGGCAAGCGACCTCGTGGCCGAAGGCTTCCGGCAGTCGACCGCGCCGAGCGGCGCACCGTGGCGCACGCTCGCGAAAGCCCGCGCGCGCAACCGGCGACGCGGTGACCGCGGCAAGCCGCTGATGGACACCGGGCGCCTCCGCGCGAGCGTGACGGCGGCCCCTCGCCTCTCGGGCGACGGCTTCGTGATCACCGCCGATCCGATCTACGCCGCGACGCACCAATACGGCCGCGGCCCGATCCCGGCGCGGCCCTTTCTGCCGGTCCCTGACCTCCCCGCCTCGTGGGCCGTGCGTCTCCGCGACGTCGCCTTCGAGGCCATCGACAGCGCCGCCGAATGACCCTCACGAGCACCATCACCGCCGTCAACACAGCGGTCGCCGTCGAGGTGGCGGGCACCACGTACAGCCTCGGCGCGCGTGTGGCCGACGACCTCGGCGCCCCGCCCCGGCTGCGATGGGTGCCCGTCTCCGACGACCCGACGCCGGCGCCGAAGCAGAGCGCCACCGCGAACGGGCTGTCGCGCGCCATCGTGGGCATCGACGCGACCTTCGACGTGGAGTGCTGCGGCGCCGACTACGAGGCCGCGCTGACGCTCCGCGACGCCCTGGTGCGCGCGCTGCGCTCCACCGTCGGGCCCGCTGCGCACACGCTCGGTGCGGGCCGATGGGCGAACGGCGACGCGATGACGCAGGGCGAGGCCGTCACCCACCGAGTGACGCTGCGCGCCTTCGTCTCCGAGACGGCGCCCACCGTCGCCACGGTCGCCACGGTGGCCTTCGACACCTCCGCTGCGGTCGCCGGTGACGGCGAAGTCTTCGTCCCCTCAGACAGCTAGGAAAAACCTCAATGGGAATCGCATCTACCACGCTCGCGATCGGCGACGGCGCCCTCGGCACGTCGCGCCAGCTCGCGCGCCCGCCCGCCATCGTCGGCTGCTCGTCGTCGGGCACTGCGGCCACCGCAGGCCTCTACTCGTCGCTCGAAGACGTCATCGCCACCTTCGGCTACGGCAAGCTGACCGCGCTCGCGGCCGAGTACTTCGGCAGTGTCGGCGGGCCGCTCGTCATGGTCAAGGCTGCGAGCACGACGGCGGGCTCCGCGAGCGCCGTCACGGCCGTGGGCACCTCGACGGCCGTGATGACCGTGACGACCAGCACGGCCGTCGACGACTTCCTCGTGAAGATCAAGGTCGCGCGCGCGGGCGCCAGCCTCGCGGCCGTCACCGCCGCCGTCAAGGTCTCGCTCGACAACGGGCTGAGCTACGGCGAAGAGATCGCCGTGCCGCTCGCGGGCGTGCTCGCGCTCACGAACCTCGGCGTCACCGTGACGTGGGCCGACGGCACCTTCGTCGCCGACGACACCTTCGCCTTCTCGACGACCTCGCCGATCTGGGACGCCACCGCGCTCGGGCTCGCGCTCGACGCGCTGGAGACCACGACCTTCGACCACGAGTTCGTGCACGTGGCCGAGCACGTCACGGGCGCGACCGTGAGCACGCTCGACACGTCGGTGTCTACGCTCGAGGCGACGAACACCTTCCGCTGGTGGCTCGCGGGCACGCGCCCCGAGGGCAGCGCGGAGAGCACCTCGACCTGGCAGGGCGTGCTGCTCGGCACGTCGCCGGGCTTCTCGGCCTTCTCCTCGCGCCACGGCGCGGTCTGCGCGGCCTTCGCGCTGCACTACGACGCCGTGTGGGGCTGCAAGGTCCGCCGCAACGTCTCGTGGCTCATCGGCCCGCGGCTCGCGCTCCTGCGCGAAGTGTCTGGCGGCGCGAGCCTCTCGGAGCACCCCGGCCGCGTGCGGTCGGGCGCGCTCTCGGGCATCGACGGGGGCGACCTCTCGCATGACTTCCGCACCATGACCGCGCTCGACACGGGCCGCTTCATGGGCGCGCAGTCGCTCCCCGGGCGCGGTGGCTACTACGCCACGGCGATGACCCGCGCGACGGCGGGCTCGGACTTCACGAGCATCATGCACGTGCGCCTGGTGAAGGAGGCCGCGCGCCTCGCGGTCGCCGTCACGCAGGAGTACATCAACGACAACGTGCGGACGATCGCGGGCGGCAAGCTCGACCCGCGCGACGCCGACGCCATCGACGCGTACGTGACCGCCGCCCTCGTGCGCGACCTCGTCACCAACGGCCTCGCGAGCGCGGCGTCGAGCGCCGTCGACCGAACCAACAACATCGTGAGCACATCGCAGCTCAACTTCAAGGTGCGCGTGCGCCCCCTCGGCTACGCGACGCTCATCGACATCGACCTCAGTCTCTCGACCGCGGAGTGACCCATGCCCATCATCAATGACCGCGAGTACGACTGGTCGACGATCGAAGTCCGCTCCGACGGCGGGCCTCCGCTGCTCAAAATCACCGCCATCTCCTTCGAGTGGACGGTCGAGCGCTCGCTCATCGAGGGCGCAGGCCGCAAGCCCCTCGGCATGACGCGCGGGCGCCTCAAGCCCGGCAGCGGCTCCATCACCTTCCACCGCTCGGAGTACGACGCGCTCGCCTCGACGGCGGGCTGGTGCGACACCGTGCGGACCATCGTGATTCAGTACAGCGACTCCGTGCTCGGCACGAAGACGGAGGTGCTGAAGAGCGTGCGCTTCGGCGGCGGCAAGGGCGGCGCGGAGCAGGGCACCGACCCGCTCACGGTCGAAGTGCCGTTCATGTTCGTCGACCTGCTCATCAACGGCGTCTCCCCGATCAACGACACCAGCGTGACCGCGCAGGTGCAGTGATGGCGCTCCTGACCGCTGTCGAGGTGAAGGAGCTCGAGGCGAAGCACGGCGACCTGCTGGTGATCAACGTCATCGACGGCGCCGACGTGTCGCTGGTGTTCAAGGCCGCGAGCGCATCGCACTGGCGGCGCCTCAACGCCGCCGACAAGCGCATCACGGCTGGCGACGACGCGAGCGCTGTGGTTCCCGAGCTCATCGCGCGGGAGCTCCTCGTGCACCCGTCGAAGACCGACTTCGACGCGATCCGCGACGAGGCCCCCTGGATCGCTGAGAACGCGGGCCGCGCGCTCGTCGGGCGCGTGGGCCAGAAGTTCAAGGCGTCCGTGGGGGAATCGTCGCCCTGAGAGACGAGGCGCGGCGGGACCAGTGGACGGCCTCGTCGTGCATCCTCGCCCTCTCAGGGCTCGACCCTGACTCGATCGACCCGCACGCACGCACCGGCGCCCTGATGGTCGTCGAGGCGCTGCAGCTACACCGCGCATTCGTGCTCTCGCACGCGAAAAAATAGACGTGGCCGAAAACCTCACATGGACGTTCCGGGCGGTCGACGCGATCTCGCCGTCGCTGCGTCGCTCCGTGTCGTCGATCGACGCGCTGAAAGCGTCGCTCGGCGGCGCGTCGGGCGCCGTCGGTGGCCTCACGCGCGCGGCGGGCACCATGACGGGCGCGGTGTCGTCGGCGGTCGGCGGGCTCTCGCGCGTCGCGACCGTGGCGGCATCCATCGCGGGCGCGGGCGTCGCCATCGGCGCGGCCTTCGGCGGCGTCGCCGCGACCATCGGGCGCTCTGTGCTGGAGATGATCCGGTTTCGCGAGAGCGCCGTGGTCACGCTCGGGACGCTCATGCGCGGGCGCGGGCAGGGCCGCGAGGCCATCGCGCGCGTCGGCGGCGCAGCGTACCGGCAGACGCAGGCGCTTGCGCGCCTCACGCCCGGCAACGAACGCGACGTGATCGCCGCGCGGCAGCAGCTCGCGGCGGGCGGCTTCCGCGGCGCCGACGAGGAGCGCGTGCTCGCGGGCTCCCTCGACGTGGGCGCGCTCAACGCTGGCGACTCCACGGCGCAATCGCGCTTCGTGCGCGCCCTCTCGCAGATCCGCGGGCGTGGGAAGCTGCAAGCCGAGGAGCTCAACCAGCTCGGCGAGCTCGGCATCGGGCGCGGCGACGTGTTCGGCGCCATCGCGCGCCAGCGCGGGCTTCGCGGCACCGAGGCTTCGCAGCGCACGCAGGTCGAGTCGCTCATGCAGCGCGGCCAGATCACCGGCGAGGAGGGCACGAATGCGGCCCTCTCCGCGGTGCAGTCCATGACCGGCGAGCGCCTCGGAGGCTTCGCGCGCGTGCAGGGCAACACCCTCGCGGGGAGCATCTCGAACCTCGAAGAGAGCATCTTCGGCCTCGTCACCTCGATCGAGGGCCTCGAGCAGCTCCCCGGCGTGCGCGCGCTCGCGTCGACGATCTCGGCGCTCGGCAACGCGCTCAACGGGAGCTCCGCTGCGGGGCAGCGCCTACAGCGCGCCATCGGACCCGTGCTCAATCAGGCCGCGGGCGCCTTCGCGGGCGTGCTCAACCCCGCGCGCATCGAGGGTTTCTTCTCGGCGCTCGCGACGCAGATCCCGGCGATCGTGTCGGCGATCCAGCTCGTCGGCGGTGGCTTCATGGCGGGCCTTCAGCGCGGCCTTGGCCCGCTGCTCGACCGCATGGGCGGCACCGACATCGACGGGCTCGTGGGCGGCATGGGCGCGCTCGCGGAGGCCTTCGGCAACATCGCCGGGCTCTCCGTCGTGGTGCTCACGGCCATCGGCGGGATCGCCGCCGTGGCGACCGTGGGCGCGTCGTCGGTGCTCGACCTCGCGGTGCAGATCGCGGGCCTCCCCGGGCGCATCATCGCCGACCTCGCCGACATTCCGCGGCAGCTCACGGTCTTCGGCGAGATCCTCACGGCGGCGTTCACGTCGCTGGGCACGCAGATGGTCGCGGGCCTCGTGGGCGGCATCACCGCGGGCGCTGGCGCCGTGCGCGACGCGGTCTCGGGCCTCGCCACGGGCGCGGTCGACACCGTGCGGGAGACGCTCGGGATTCAGTCGCCCTCGCGCGTCTTCGAGGAGCTGGGCGGGCACACCGCGCAGGGCTTCGAGGACGGCATCACGGGCGGCGCTGCTGGCGTCGACGGCGCCGTGCGGGCGATGGTCGCAGCACCGGGCGCCGCTGGCTCTGCTGGGGCTGCTGGCGCGGGCCGCGGCGTGTTCCAGGTGTTCATCGACGGCGCGGGCCGCGAGGCCTCGGCGATCGTCGACGAGATGGAGGCGCGCATGGGCTTCAGCTTCGACCGCCTCGCGCTCTCGGGCGGTGACGTGTGAGCGGCCTCGTGATCCCGCACGAGGCGGGCGGCGAAGCGTGGGACATCCTCACGCTCGGCGGCATCCGCTTCGACGGCCTCGCGGCTGTCTCGGGCGACGCCTTCAAAAAGAAAATTGACAAGCGCCGCGCCGCGGGCGCTGACGGCGCGCGCATCGTCGACAAGGGCTTCGACCTCGTCGAGCTCACCCTCACGCTGACGGCGTGGCTCCCGGCGCACGTCGCGCAGATCGAATCGCTCGCGCTGCTCGTGGCGCCTCGCGGCGGGCCGACTTCGCGCCGGCGTGCGCTCGACGTGTCGTATCCCTCGCTGGCGTTCGCGGGCATCACGCAGGTCTACGTGACCGGCGCGACGCTCCCCGTGGCCGACGAGGGCAAGGTGACGTGGACGATCCGCGCCACGGAGTACCGCGAACCTCCGCGCCGCAACACCACCACGCGCGCGACGCCCCCGGTGCAGACCAGCGACCGGGCCGACATCGACCCTGAGATCGCGGCGACCTTCCGCAACACCCCCATCCCGACGCCCTCGGCCTCGGGCGCGGCGGGGCCGTAGCTCGTGGCTGAGATCACCATCGACGGCGCGCGCGTCACCCTCTGCGCGCTCACGATCCCCCGCGTGGGCGCGTGGGTGGCAGACCTCGACGTCGACAGCGCCGAGGCCATCACGGGCCGCGTCTCGCTCGTGATCGACGGCGCGACGTGGTCGGGCACCGTCGCGCGCGGCGGCCTCGTCGCGGGCTCGTGGCGCGGTCGCATCGTCGGCGGCGCGGGCGGGCTCGCTGGCACCCTCGGCGCCGTGGCGCAGCGCGGCTCGACGCTCGGCACCGTGCTCGCCGACGCACTGCTCTCGGCGGGCGAGACGCTCTCGGGCGACGCGCACGACCTCGGCGCGCTCGCGAACCTCTGGCACCGCATCGCGGCGCCCGCGTCGACGGCCGTCGCCGACGTGGCGCGCGCAGCCGGCTACTCGTGGCGCACGCTCGCCGATGGCTCCGTGTGGCTCGGCGCCGACGCCTGGGCGACGTACACGCCCACGGGCGCCGTCGACGTGATCGACGAGCAGCCCGAAGCGGGGCGCCTCGTGCTCGCGGGCGACACCCTCGGCATCGTGCCCGGCGTGACGCTCGCGCTCCCTGGCCGCGACCCCGTGCGCGTCGGGCAGGTGGAGCACCGGGCGACGCCGTCGGACCTGCGCACAGTGATCCTCGCCGACGGCGCTACGGGCCTCGGCGGCGTGGTCGACGCGGTAATCCGTCGCGCGCTCCGTCGCGTCGACTACGTCGCGCTCTACCCGGCGCGCGTCGTCTCCCAGAGCGCCGCGGGGCTGCTCGACCTCGTGCCCGACGACGCGCGCGTCCCGCCATGCTCCGGCGTGCCGATCCGCTACGGCCTCCCCGGCGTGACGGCCGTCGTCCCCGTGGGCGAGCGCGTGACGCTGACCTACGAGGGCGGCGACCCGTCGAAGCCCGTCGCGACGCTCTGGACGGCTGGGACGATGACCTCCGCGGCCGTCAACGCGAGCACGCGGCAGGCAGCGCGCACCGACGACACGACGGCGGACGGGACGCTGGCCTTCTCGTTCTCTTCCGGCACCCCGTCGCCCGGCCTGACCACTATGACGATCACCTACACCCCGCCCGGCGGCGCGCCGCAGGCCGTCGGCATCGTCCTCACGGGCGCCGCGTCGCTCGTCGGCCCCTCGACACTCACCCTCTCGGGCAAGATCACGGGCACGTCGGTGCTCCGTGCTTGAGCTCGGCACCGACATCGCGACGCCTGATGCTGCGGACCTCGACCCCTATTTCGCTCCCGTGAGCGGATGGCGCGGGCTGGGGCAGGCGCTCGCGCGTCGCCTCGTCACCCCGCGCGGGTCGCTCCTCGACGATCCGTCGTACGGCTACGACCTGCGCTCGCGGCTCAACGACTCGCTGACGCCCGGCGACCTCGCCGCCCTCGGCGCCGTCGTGAAGCGCGAGCTCGAGGCCGATGAGCGCGTCGAGACCGCGACGCCCACGATCACCTTCGCCGCAGGCGCGCTCCGTGTCGCCGCGCGCATCACGACCGCTGCGGGGCCCTTTCGCCTCGTGCTCGCCGTCGGTGCCGTCACCGCCGAAATCCTCGCCACGGAGCCCGTGTGACCACCAGCTACGCCTCGCTCACCACGCCCGTCACGCAGGAGGCCTACCTCTCGCAGATCCTCGCCGCGCTCGCGGCGCAGGGCTTCCCGGTCACCGCGTGGCAGCCGGGCAACGCGGGGCGCACGCTCGCGGTCGCCGACGCCGCGGCGCTCGCGGACCTGCGCGCGGTCATCGCCGACGTGGCCCGCGGGGGCTACCTCGACACGGCCACGGGCGATTGGCTGACGCTGCTCGCGGCGGGTCTCTTCGACCTCACGCGCACGCCAGCGGTGTTCGCCGTGGGCTCCGTGACGCTCGCGTGCGTCGCGACGGCGGGCCCGTACAGCATCACGGCGGGCGCCCTCGTCGTGACCGACGGCACGCGGCGCTGGCGCTCGACGAACACCACGACGCTCACGCTCCCGTCGAGCGGGACGCTGGTCGTCGATGTGCGCGCTGAGAGCCCTGGCACCGCGTACAACGTCAGCGGCTCGACGCTGCTCACGACGCCCGTGTCGCCCTCGCTCGCGGGCGTCACCGTGACCGCCGCGAGCTCGTGGCTGACCACGTCGGGCGTCGCCGAAGAGAGCGATGCGGCGCTGCGCGCGCGGTGCCGCTTGCGCTGGTCGACGCTCGGGCGCGGGGCCAACCTCGACGCCTACACGTACAACGCGCTCAACGCTGGCGTCTCAGCGGTCACGCGCGCGCAGGCCGTGCCGGGCGGCGGCGATGGCACCGTCGCTGTGTACATCGCGCAGGCCTCGGCGACGGCCACGTCACCGCAGGTGGCGTCGGTGCAGACCTACATCAACGCCGTCAACCCCATCACGGACACCGCGACGGTTACGGCGGCAACGGCGGTAACGGTCAACGTCGCGGCGACCGTCTACGTGCTCGCCGCGAGCGATTCGACGGCTAACCGCGTGATCGCGACCGACGCGATCAGCGCGTACATCAACGGCCTCGCGATGGGCGACGCCGTGGTCGACTCAGTGAGGCTCGGGGCCGCCATCTACGCCGCCGCCGGCGTGCGCGATGTGGACGTGGCCACGCCGTCAGGTGACACCGCGATCAGCGCCGGGCAGGTGGCCGTCGTTGGCACCGTCACGCTGACGTGGGTGACGGTGTGAGCACCTACGCGCAGTGG